CGCTGGCGTTTTCATAATCAAAATAACCCATCGTCTTGACCTCCTTCTTGTATTCGGCTGTTGTACAGCCCGGTGTTTTATCTTGTCTCTATTGTACATGGTTGCAGGTACGTTGTCAAGCCCCTTCTTTGAATTTTTTTTTATTTTTTTTGTGGCGGTGTGCATGGTTGCATGTTATAATAGATGTAAAAGGAGGCGGCAAAGATGGCAGAACGTAGGACAGAGGCCGGAAAACAGGCCAAAATGAGATATAACGAGGATTATAATAAAACGGCTTATGACAACTTGCACATCAGAGTTAAGAAAGGCATGAGGGATGAATACAAGACCGCTGCTGACTCGCTAGGATTATCATTAGCTGGATTGGTAACGGCCGCCGTGGATGAATACATAGAACGCCATAGATAGCAAATAAAAAAAGCCCTCTGAATAAGAGAGCTTTTTTTATGTCAGCCGCACCTTTCGTTCCCAAGTTTCTAAGCCGCCTATTCGGCGGAAGGAAACATTCCAACAAAATGATAGATTTCTAAGCCGCCTATTCGGCGGAAAACAGTTGGATATCAGCCGACTGACATCTTTATTATAGCATAAAAATAAATTTGTCAAAATATGGCATAAATTCACCCCTGTTTATATGCTATAATAATAACAGTAGTAAAAGGCAATGAGTTAGCCGCGTTTGAGAGCTGTGTAACTCAAACACACATCAGGCACTAGCTGTAATGGTTAGTGCCTTTTGTGTTGGGAAAATATAGGGAATGAACTTGTAAGGATTGCTTATAGGTTGGAAAATGATAGTTTTATACATGATTTTGCATACTGGCTTGTATTCCTAGAGCAAAATGAGTATCAATCATGTATAAATATACAATTCAGCTATGTTGGGAGGTGTGAGACATGGCAACAAGGCCAAAAGTAACAGATTGGTTAGATGATGAGTACAAATTGACATTGCTAAAAGGTTGGGCGCGTAATGGTCTCACTAATGCTCAACTAGCAGAAAACATGGGTATAAGCGAAGCAACACTTTACAACTGGAAGAATAGCAACGTTGAGTTTTTAGAGGTCTTAAAAGAGGATAAGGATTACGCTGATACGCAGGTGGAAAATGCGCTGTATAAAGCTGCTATGGAAGGCAATACAACTGCGCAGATATTCTGGCTCAAAAATCGGCGGCGCAATAGTTGGAGGGATAAACAAGACCTGGAAGTCACTGGCGAATTAGGTATAGCTGATGTGATAAAGCAATCGCGTGAACGTATGGAGCGTATGGAGCGCATGGAAAATGAACCGTAAAGAGCTTATTGCAATAGCTGAATATATAGGCGGCTTTTCTCATGACCCGCTTGGGTTCGTTCGTGCTTGCTTCCCGTGGGGAGAGGGCGAACTTACAAACAGAACAATAGAACAATGGCAGATTGACCTGCTGACGGATATTAGAGACGGCCTCAAGACTCCTGATGAGGTAATCAGAACAGCTATAGCATCCGGGCACGGCATAGGCAAGTCTGCAATGGTATCATGGCTTATTTTGTGGGCAATATCTACACGAGAAAACACAAGAGGAGTTATCACGGCAAATACTGACGGGCAGTTAAAATCTAAGACAATGCCAGAACTGCAAAAGTGGTATAACCGCTTCATTGGCAAAGAGTTATTTGTGTGTACCGCCACGGCTATATTTTCAGCGGAAAAGGAATATGAAAAGACATGGCGCATTGACGCTATACCATGGAGCGAGAATAACCCCGAGGCGTTCGCGGGTCTTCATAACCAAGGGAGCAGGATATTATTTATCTTTGATGAGGCTTCCGCAATACCTCCTATCATTTGGGAGGTAGCACAAGGCGCAATGACTGACGCGAACACTGAAAAGCTTTGGGCGGTGTTTGGCAATCCTACAAGAAATACAGGGCGGTTCTTTGATTGTTTCCACAAAGAGCGCAAATATTGGTATACGCGGCAGATTGATAGCCGGGCGGTATCATTCACCGACAAAGAGGAGCTAAACAAGGAAATAGTGTTGAATGGCCTTGACTCTGACATTGTGAAGGTTCGTATACTCGGGCAGTTCCCTTCTGCTAGTGAGTTTCAGTATATCCCGCGCTATATGGTGGATATGGCACGCGGTAAACATTTGCAAAGTCAGCAGTACAGTTTCGCACCTGTTATTATCGGAGTTGACCCTGCATGGACAGGTGGCGATGAAATAGCCATTATAAAGCGGCAGGGGCTGGCGTGTTCCATCTTGGCAACGTACAAGAAGAATGATAACGACTTTGAATTAGCTTCACGCATTGCCACGTTTGAGGATGAGAACAAGGCGGACGCGGTTCTGATTGATATGGGCTATGGTACAGGCGTTTATTCGGCTGGAAAAGTGATGGGGCGTAATTGGCAACTTGTCAACTTTGGCGGGAAGTCTCCTGACGTTGGTTTCTATAACCTTCGCGCCTATGGCTGGGGAAAAATGAAACAATGGTTACAAGATGGCGGGGCTATTCCTGACAATCAGCAACTTTGTGATGACTTGATAGCGCCGGAAACTAAACCACGGGATGATGGCAAGATACAGCTAGAGAGCAAGGACAACATGAAAAAGAGAGGCTTGCCGTCTCCAAACCTTGCAGACGCTTTAGCTATTACATTTATGCGGCCTGTCATTAAGCAGGATGCACGACAACCGCAATGGGCGAATAACACGCCATACAACATTTTTGGATATGCAGAGGGGGAATAGATATGTGTTCAGTAACAGCGGGTATTATCGGTGGCCTTGTCGGTGGGCTATATCAACACCACCAAGCAAGCAAGGCGGCTGATGAAGCGCGGGCGGCGCAGGAAAAACAATCACAGTTAGCACGTGAGCAGGCGGCTGCACCAGTCCAGCACAGCGAAACTAATCAAGACGTAACGGCGGCCGTACAGCAAAACAGGGCGCGGGCGGCTAATGCGTTCAATGTGGGCAATACTGTCACCGGGGCGGGGGCTGATTACAACTTGACACCGGGCAAGAAAAATAAACTAGGGATGTGATAACATGCCGGAGTTTGAACAGCGTAAAAAGATTGACGCGCGGATGAAACAGCTTGTACAGGATGCTGACTATTGGCTGCCACTATGGAAAGACCTTTCACGGTGGGGAAATCCATTACGCGGGCATTTTGTCGGCAGTGACCCGAAGGACGCGCGGAAAATCGACCACAAACGAATATTAAATAACCAGTTCTTGCGGGCGTTGCGTACAAGTGCAGCAGGCTTGCATAGCGGGTTAACGTCACCTAGTCGGCCTTGGTTTAGGCTTACCGTCAATGACCCCGAATTAAGCAGGTTTTCACCTGTCCGGCTATGGCTGGATGATGTAGAGCAGCGCATTTATGCAGTGTTCAATCGCTCAAACATTTACAAAGTCTTGCCTATGATGTACAACGAGTTATTACTCTTTGGTACGGCGGCGGCACCCATAGATGAAAACTTTGACAGTGTTATTAATGCTAAGGCTCTCACGTGCGGACAGTATTACTTGGACGTTGACGAGGACGGCGTTGTTAATACATTCGGGCGGCGGCTGGATATGACCACGAGCCAGCTTGTTTCTGCTTTTGGTTTGGAGAACTGCCCGGATGATGTAAAGCGGGCTTGGAATGAAGATAAGCTGTCAAGGTCGTTTGTTGTCAATCATCTTATTGAACCGAATGACGATAGGATAGAAGGGCAGCGGGATTTCAAAAACAAGGCTTTTCGTTCTGTCTATTGGATTGAGGGCAGGAAGAAAAACGAAGTGTTGCGGCTCGGTGGTTATGATGAGTTCCCCATTATCGCGCCGCGTTGGGAGATTACAAAGACTTCTGATGTGTATGGCTATTCCCCGTCTATGCTTGCAATGGGTGACCAAAAGACATTGCAGGAGATGGAGCGGCGCGGGCTGATGGGCTTGGCAAAGATGGTTGACCCACCTGTAAATATTCCTGGCAGTGCACAGTCGGTTAACACCATGCCGGGCGGTATTAATCCGTTTGACCCTATGATACAAGGAGTAGACGCAGGAGCGCGGGCGACTTATCAAGTGGCCTTACCTCTTGACCAGCTTTCGCAGTACATACAGCGGACAGAGAACCGCATAAACGAGGCTTTGTTTGTGGACTTGTTCCGTATGATACTGGACAGCAACAACGTACAGCCGATTACAGCGCGGGAGGTTGTGGAGCGCCACGAGGAAAAAATGATGAACCTCGGGCCAGTGCTAGAGTCCATGAATCAGGAACTTCATGCACCACTGATTAACAGGACGTTCAACATTATGATGAGGGGAGGTCTTATCCCCGACCCGCCGCCGGATATTGCACAACAGGCGTTGAAGGTGGACTTCATTTCAATCTTGGCGCAGGCGCAGCAAATGGTTGCTTCTACAACTATTCAGCAGAGCCTAGGGTTTGTTGGTAATGTTGCGGCTGTATTCCCCGAAGTGGTTGACGTTGTGGACATTGACAAGACGGCTCGCGAATACATGCAGGCAAATGGTATGCCGGAGTCTTGCATTAGGTCGGAGGAAGATGTGGCACAACTTCGCCAGCAGCGGCAGGAAGCACAGCAACAGCAGCAAATGGCACAGGATATGGGGGCTATGGTACAGGGTGCAAAGGTATTGTCTGACGCTAAGTTAGACGGCAACAATGCACTTACAGCTCTTACAGGCTTAGGAGGTAGTGACGTTGGAGCGGGAATTTAGTCCACAAGAAAAGGAAATAGCTTTTGACGTTCAGCAGGAGGCAGAGGAACATGAGGCACTCATTGAGGACTTGCGCAAGATTCTGCATGAGGACTGGGGGCGGCGGTATCTGTGGCGGCTCTTATCCTTCTGCCGCGTGATGGACAGGAGTATGGATAGGGATAGTCATGTAATGGCGTTCCGTGAAGGTCAGCGGGATATTGGCATGAGGCTGATGAAAGATATTGATGAAGCTGAAATAACCGCATACAACACAATGCGCATGGAGCATTATAACGCTGAAAAGGAGCGGGCGGCTGCTCGTGACAAAATGAGGAAGAAGTTTTATGAGGAGGCAGAGCAATGAGAGATTTTTTGATGGATTTACAGTTATTCGCTGATGGCGGCGAAGGTGGTATTTTGTCGGGTGATGATGGCGGCACGGAGGACAAGGGCGGCGAAGGTGGCCTGTTGTCCGGCAGTGATAACGCTGACGGCGGCTCTGATGGCGGCGAAGGTGACAAGGGTACTGATGATAAGGGAGAGGGAAACAAGGGCGCTGACGGCGGCTCTGATGAGGATAAGGGCGAAGAAAACAAGCCTGATAAGCCCGAAGGAGCACCCGAAAAGTATGAGGCGTTCAAAGTTCCCGAAGGTGTTACCATTGACGAAACCGCTGCTACAGAGTTCGGCGCACTGGCTAAAGAACTTAATCTGACGCAGGAAAACGCGCAAAAGCTCGTTGACTATCAGATTAAGTTCCAGCAGGCACAAAACGCCAAACTTGACGCTATCGCGAAAAAACAGTCTGATGATTGGGCGGCTGAATCTCGTAAGGAATACAAGCCGGAGGAACTGGCCGACGCTCGGCGCGGCTTCAAGAGTGCACCCAAGGAAGTACAAGAAATGCTTGCGGCCTGTGGGTTTGATAATCACAAAGCTTTTATCGGCTTCTTTGCTACGGTAGGGAAGACGTTGAAAGAAGATAAATTTGAAACTGGGAAGGGTAAAGGCGGGCAGGTTAAATCTGCTGCTAGTATTATCTATCCCGAAATGAACTAAGGAGGAATGAAAAATGTCTGATGTTTATGTAACTTTACAGGACATTGCCCGCCGGGAAGACCCCAACGGGAAAATCGACAAGATTGCCGAAATGCTCACGCAGACTAACGAGGTATTGCAAGATATGCATTGGCAGGAAGGCAACTTGACCACCGGCCACAAGACCACTATCCGCACTGGCCTCCCGGAAGTCGCTTGGAGAGCTCTGAACTATGGTGTTCGCGACAGCAAGAGCACCACGGCACAGATTACCGATACTTGCGGTATGCTGGAAGGTTACGCCGAAATCGATAAGAAACTTGCTGACCTCAACGGCAATACGGCAGAGTTCCGTCTGTCGGAAGACCGGGCTTTCTTGGAGGCCATGAATCAGAAATTCACCAGTGCGCTGTTCTACGGTGACAAGAGCAAGCCGGAGCAGTTTGTGGGCTTTGCACCGCGCTTCTCCACGACTGACACAACGAAAGCAGACACGGCACAGAATGTTTTGGATGCGGGCGGCACCGGTAGCGACAACACGTCTATTTGGCTTATCGGCTGGGGCGCAAATACGGTGTTTGGTATCTATCCGAAGGGGTATAAGAGCGGTATCCGTCATGAGGATTTGACCGCCGGACACCCGGACGGCATCACTTTGTATGATGCTGACGGCGGCAAGTATCAGGGCTACCGTTCGCATTATCAGTGGGATTGCGGCCTGTGTGTTCGCGATTGGCGTTATGTTGTCCGCATTGCCAACATTGACGTGACGACTCTTGGCACGGCTAGTGCTCCCGACCTTATCGACCTGATGGTACAGGCTGAGGAACTTCTGCCGGATAATGCAGAGGGTGGCACTCACCTTTCCTTTGTCTGCAACAAGACTATTCGCTCGTATCTGCGCCGTGCCATCATGAGCAAGACCATTTACCAGCTCACGCAGGAGACTGTTGCAGGCAAGCATGTAACCATGTTTGACGGTATTCCTGTACGCCGTACGGACGCTATCCTGTCCACGGAAGAACAGGTACAGTAAGAAAGGGGTGTTTGACTATGATTCTTGATAAGGCTTTGCAGCTTTCCGACAACCAGGCCGTCACCGCTTCGGCGGCCTCCACGAATGTGATTGACCAGCTTGTAGGCGGTGACGCGTATGAACCCGTGTTCGTTGTGGCTTCGGTGTCTGAGGATTTCGCGGGGCTTACCTCCTTGACGATTGACATTCAGACGGCTGATGATGAGAACTTTACGACTCCCGTAACGCTGTTTTCCTCGGGGGCTATCCCTGCCGCTGACCTCAAGGCAGGCAGTGAACCGTTCAAGGCGCGGCTGCCGTTTGGCACATTCCGTTATGTTCGTGCTTATTACACGGTAGCGGGAACGGCCACGGCTGGCAAGATTTCTCTGAATATGACAAAGGACGTGACTTTAGATGCCTAAGTACAGAGCTATCCGCAATAGCTTTGGTTATCTGGGCACGTACTGGCACAAGGGTGATGTGGTGGAGGCGGACACAGTACCGAACCGCCACTTTATCCCCTATGGTCAGTCGCTGGCTTTGGAAACCAAGGAAAAGACGATAAGACAGGAAGCAGAAAATGAGGTAGCTAAGACAGTAGAAAAAGCTGTCAAGGCTCGCCGTAAGAAGGAATAAGGGAGGGGCGCACCATGCCGAATACGTTAGGAAAGACAGATATTTGTAATCTTGCGCTTCGCCGTATCGGTGTGCGCCCAGTTAACAATGTGGAGACCGACACGGATATAGCGGCGGTTGAAATGAAATCCGTTTGGGATAACGCAGTACAAAACGTGCTGCGTTCTACCCAATGGAACTTTGCTAAGAAAATTCTACCGCTGGCCTTGCTTGCTGATGAAAAGGTTTTGGGCTGGCGGTTTCTATATACATATCCTCGTGATTGCGCTATGCTGTGGAAAATCGAAAGCCCTGTAAGTGTGCATGTGCATGAGTTTGAGCACCACTTTGAACTGTTGTTATCGCCGGAGACCAATACGCCTGCTATTGCTACGAATGTAGAGGGGGCGTATGGGCGGTATACGGCTATGGTCACGGAAACTACAAGATGGGATTCAAACTTTGTGGATTGCCTTGCGTGGCGGCTGGCTTTGGATGCCTGCCTGCGGCTTAGTACAGATTCGCAGGATTATCAAAATTGTGCACGTGGTTATGCTATGGCATTGTCTAATGCTCTCACTATGAACAGAACGGAGCGTAGAAATGACCATGAGCAATTAGGCTTTTTTATCAATGTGAGGTAGCGTTATGGGAACAGCGTATTACATGCAGCCGTCATTTTCTGGCGGTGAGTTTGACCCAAAGGTGATGGGGCGTATCGACTCGGAGCGGTACGCTACTGGCCTAAAACAATGCGAAAACTTCTTCATACACAAATTTGGCTCTGTGTCTAATCGCACAGGGTTTCTTTATTTAGGCGGTGCGCGGTATAACGACAAGCGTTGTAGGCTTATTCCGTTTGTCTATTCCAGTGACCAGGCGTATGTGTTAGAGTTCGGCCATCAGTATATCCGATTTTGGAATAGTGACGGAACACCTGTTATGAGTGGGAGCAATCCTGTACAGGTTACTACGCCGTATACGGTTGACCAGCTTAGAAAATTACGTTTTGCGCAAAGTGCTGATAAGGTATTTATCGCCTGTGAAGGAATAAAACCCATGGTGCTTTCGCGTGACACGCTGACTTCGTGGAGTATTGCCTATCTTGATTTTCGGGTATGGCCTTTTAATCCGCAGAACCTTGATGATGGTGTTAGGGTAACGCCGTCAGGAATAAGCGGAACAATAACGCTGACGGCGAATAGTGGCATTTTTAAGACTGGACATGTTGGCTCAATGTGGCGGCTTGACCAAAATATGACGGGTGGCACAGTATCGATAAAAGCTGAAAATATTCAAAGTGACGCTAAGATAAGCGATACAATTAACTGTGGTGCTGGTGCTTCATGGCAGTTAATCACGCATGGCGTTGATTGGGTAGGGCGTGTAGCTGTTGAGCGTTCTTATGATAATGGGGCAACATGGCTACAGGTGCGTTCTTTCCCTCATAAGGCTAATGAGTCCAATTGGAGTGAGACGGTAAATGAAGCGGAACAATGCCTGCTTAGAATAAACATCAAGGAACTTACCACTACAGATAAAGAAGTAGAGGCCAGTTTGTCCGTTGACCCCTATGTAAATGTGGGGTATGTACACATAACGGGCTACACCAGTGCTACACAGGTTACGGCTAATGTTGACAGTAAACAGCCTATCGGAAACACCAGTTCTACCGATATGTGGTGGGAAGCAGCTTGGAGTGGCGTACAGGGTTATCCTGCGGCGGTGGCGTTCTATGAGGATAGATTAACCTTTGCCGGAACAAAGAGCAGCCCTCGTGGGGTGTGGATGAGCAAGGCAGGGGATTATACCAATTTTGCAACATCCTCCCCGACTTCGGAAGATGACGATTCTATTCAGATTGTATTGACCTCACGTAAAATGTCTATGATTCATACGCTGGTACCTATGAGACAGTCGCTGATGGCTTTTTCCGAAGATGGTGTAAATACGATTTCTTATGCGGATTCTTCTCTCACGCCGTCCAGTGTGACGCAGAGGGCAGAGTCCTATTTTGGTGCAAAGGAGATTGAGCCGCTAATCGTTGGTGCGCAGTGCGTATATGTGCAGGAGGTCGGCGGTGCTGTCCGTGATATTGGTTATGACTATGTGCAGGACGCATACAGTGGTGATGAGGTGTCTTTGTTCTCATCATTTTTGGTGTCTAAGTATACACCCGTGGAAATGACCTACCAACCAGAACCGGATCCTATTATTTGGTTTGTGCGGGAAGATGGCCAGTTGCTTTCTTGTACATATCTGCGGGAACAAAAGATGATAGCATGGGCGCATCATAAGACACAGGGACAGTTTGAGTCTGTGTGTTGTATTCCCTATAACAATAACTCGCGTGTGTGGGCGGCTGTGAAGCGCACGGTTAATGGGCAGACGGTGAGATACATTGAGTGTATGACAAACAGGTTGGCTACGGAAGTACCTGCTGACCAGATTTATGTGGATTCGGCGGTGATGTTTGCGCAAAACTCTGCGACCAAAACTTTCTCTGTTCTGAATTTGGCTGGGTGTAAAGTGAAGGTAATCTTGGATGGCAATCTGCTTCCTGATTATACAGTTCCTTCAAATGGTTTGCTGACGCTGGAAAGAGCAGGGAAAAAGGCTGTTATTGGTCTAGGCTATACATCTAAGTTGGAAACTATGAATATTGAGGCGCAGGGCTTTGTCCGGCAGGGTGTTATGCAGGGGCATAAGATACAGATTGCGGAGATTATTCTGCGGCTGCTGAACACGCGTGGCGGCAAGGTTGGCTCGGATGAGGAGCACTTGGACGAATGGCAGAGAAGGACGCGGCTTGATTTCTTGGGCAATGCGCTTGACTTATTTACGGGTGACGCTCGCTTGGTGGGCAATTTCACCAAACAGGAGGGCGGCAATGTGATGATAGTTCAAGATGTGCCTATGCCTTTTACATTGCTGGCTATTATGATGGGAGTGAAAGTAAGTGACGGCTAAGTACAGTATTACAATGTACTGCCCGCGTGATGGGCAGTACATTGCTAAACATATGCGGGATAATGATGTTTTTGAGTGCAGGGCGGCGGGACATGCTACGCCGGAGGAGGCTATTGATACAAGTGTTGAGGAAAGTGTACAGGCTTGGACATTTTGTTATGGAAATGTGCCTTTATGCGTATTTGGTTATGTACCTGATACTGCTGGCGGTGCGATATTCTGGTTATTGGGTACGGACGAGATAAAACGACACAAGCGGGAGTTTATGCGGCGAAGTAAGCTGTTTAAGGGCTATCTGATGAAAAATTATGAGTATCTGACTAACGTTGTGTGCATGGATAATCACGAGTCGGTGCGGTGGCTTAAATGGCTAGGCGCAGAGTTTTGTGAGGAGTCGGCGGTAATTATGGGCAAGCCTTTTCAGCGATTCTATGTAGAGAGGAGTGATAGGTAATGTGTACAGCAACAGCAGGTGCGGCTTTTGGTATGACCAATCAGCTAATCGGCGGCTGGTCGGCGGCAGGAGCGCAGAGAGATTATCATAATGCCAATGCCAATTATCTTGAAAGCATGAACGAGCTTAATCAGATTCAGGCTAATCAGGCGGTAGATTCCACCATGTATGCGGCTGGTATGCAGTCTTCGGCTGTTCGTAACAAGGGTATTTCCCTTGCAAAGTCACAGCGGGCGGCTATGGGCAGTCGTGGGCTTAGCCAGTCGGCAACGTATCAGAATATCCTTGACGATAGCATTACCCGGTCTGAACGTGACGCAATGGCTATTCTGTACAATGCTGATGTACAGGCGAAGAACATTCGGACTAATGCGGCTTTGCAGCAGGCACAGTATTTGTCACAGGCGGCGCAGGAGCGGGCGGCTGGCAAGATTGCCTACAATGCAGGGATTCTCTCTACTGTCGGTCAGTTTGCCGATTCGTGGAGCAAGTGGAGCAATACCAGTATGGGGCAGCTCGGCAGTAAAAATAACTGGAAGGGTGTCAATGCTCGGAACATTCCTATTCAGAGTTATGATTCCCTGTATAGCGTAGATAGCAGTAAACCTAGCTATTCTGCTGGCGTGAAGAATAAGAAATGGACAATCGGCGGCACTAATAGCAGTTTGTGGGGAGGTGTGTTCTAAATGCCTAACAATAAGGGCGGAGTGCCCATGTATAACGAAAATCCGCAGTACAGCGCAACAATATCCTCACAGTTACCGCAGGGCAGTCCGGCTATGTTCGGTACGCAGGTAGCCAAGGAGCGTGCGGGGCTGGGTGATGCTATGGTTAAGCTCGGCACTAATGTGGTGGATTGGGCGGTCAAAATGCAGGAAAGGGAAGATAATGCTTATCTTCTGCGGCGTGACAACGAAATGCGGCAAAAGTTAAATGACCTGCTGTATAATCCGACAAATGGGCTGGCCAATCAAAAGGGGCATAATGCCCAAGGCGTTACAGGTACGTTTGATGAGGAAGTGGAAAAACTCACGCAGCAGTTTATGTCTGATGTGGGCAACCCGAATATGCAGGCAAGGTTTCAAGAACGTGTTGCGCAGTGGCTTCCCGGCTATCGCAAGAATATCGCTGTACATGAAGGCAATGAAGTTTTTTCTGCAAATAAATTGGACATAGATACTGGCATACAGGATGAAATCGACTCGGCTCTCAGGAGGTCTAGTGCTGATAGTGCTAACATTCTGTATAACGCACTAGGGCGCAGGATAGGTGATTTACAGAATGTGCTCGGTATGTCTCGTGAGGCGGCGGCTGAATATGTGCAGGAAAAATATAGTGCCGGAGTATTGCAGATAGCAGAGGCGTTGTCGGGGCGTGGTGACACGCAGGGA